GAGGCTGGATTAAAGATCGAGGCGGCAAGTAATAATCGGGCGCCGCGCGACCTTGGCAACCTGGTCGGCAGCTCATACACGCGCAAGGCACAAGACGGCTCGCTCAGTGTTGAGGTCGGATACAGCGCTGATTATGCCGCTGCCGTGCATGAAAACCTTGAAATGAAATTAAAGGGCGAGCCGCGCGCAAGTGGTCGTGGCGTTTACTGGGGGCCAAAAGGCGAAAGTAAATTTCTCGAAAAAACAGTGCGCGAAAATGAAAAAGCAATCGTTGAAATTGTCGCAAAAAGAGCAGCATTGAAATGAATTCACCGGCTTATGACATCGCTGTTTTTCTTGAGCCGCTAATCAGTGAGGCGGTTGTATTTGTCAATGAAGAACCGGCAAGCCCTAACGATTGTGTGACTGTTTACGATACCGGCGGATCGGATCCGATGGTTGTCGATGATGTTTACTCGCCGACCATTCAAGTGCGGGTGAGAAATTTAGATTCGCAAGCAGCATACGCAAAACAGTACCAAATCCGCGACATATTGGTCGCAGCAAAAAACCAAATTATTAACTCGGTCGATTACGTTGCAATGTGGCAACAAGGCGACATAATCAGCATCGGTCGAGACGAAAATAACCGATATATTTTAACATCAAACTATAGATTAATGAGGTCTAAAAATGTCTAGATACGGCGGGCGCGATGTAGTGATTAAAATTGGCGGCGTACCAGTTGCGGTGGTCACAGAAAAGACGTTGACCCACAACAAAGAGGCTATTGATGTGACAGCCGATGAGGACAGTGGATGGCGCAGGCTTTTGCCGATTGCCGGAAGTCGGTCTATTGATGTATCGGTAAGCGGGGTATGTGATGACGCCAATATCCCGCAGTTGCAAAATCTTTGGGCCAATGACGTATTTGCTGATGTGACCATTGAGTATCCGGACGGGTCAACTGCAGAGGCAGAAGACGGGTTTTACCTTAACGGGTTCGAACATTCAGGATCGCAAGATGACGCCGCAACTTTCAGCGCAACCCTGCAATCATCCGGCGAGGTAACAATTACAGCGGCCCCATAATTGGGCTTTAGGGGTACAAAGTGCCCCTCTTTTTATTTCAAAACTAAAGTAGGTTTTTATTATGCCCAACTTAAAAAAATCGATTTATTTCACAATATGCGGCGAAGAAATTTGCCTTGATGTTACATGGCAGTTGCTCGAAAAAGCAGAGCGCGCATTCTCGCCCTTCCCGGTTGACAGCATTCCTTTTTTGCTTCAGGACGCGCTTAGAGTTCAGCGCACAAAAGTCGCCGACCTAATTTCGCTGTGGGTGCAAGAAAAAACAAAACTTACGCGCGATGACGTGCGCGGTTATTATTTTAATTGCCCACACCTTGAATTTATCCGAACTGTTGGAAAAATTCAGGCGTGCATTTGCTGGAGCATCCGCAACGACAAGGGCGAGCCCTCAATAAATGATGCGAATTTTGAAAAGCTGGCAAACGGAATAGATTTAACCCCAGAGGATATGCCGACGCCATCGCCAAAAGCAGAGGGCGAAATGAAGCCAAAAAAGCCTCGCGCGGCTACATCCAGGAAGCGTACCGCCTAGCCTCGCATTTGGGTGTGGCGCCAAGTGAATTTTGGAAAATGAGCTGCGCGGAGTTTTGGTGCCTGTACGATACACACAAGCCGCCTGAAATGGTAGGCCATATCCCCAAAACCGAATTTGAACGGCTACGCGACAAACTGAGAGAGGCTAAGTTAAAGCATGCCAAGTCTGGGTAATTTATACGTAACTCTCGGGGCAAAAACTGACGCATTCGATCAGGCTATTCATAACGCCAAGAAAAATCTAGGAAACCTAGATGATATTGCGCGCGTAAGCATAAAGACACTGGCATTATTATCTGCCGCATCCGCTGCTGCAGGTGGTGCAATTGTTTTAGGGCTGGTTAATAAAGGCCGCGAAGCAATTGATGCTCAGTCAAAACTGGCGCAGGCCCTCGATGGCACCATAGGCGGGCTGCGCGCTGCTGAAATGGCGGCTGGTGATGCCGGGGTTGCCACTGAGGATTTTTACTCAGCAGCTACGCGCATGAACGCAGCTCTTGGTGATGCAACTAAGCAGGCCGGACCTGCTTACGATGCATTGACCAATCTTGGCTTATCCGCCGAAAAATTATTGTCCCTCGATATTGATCAGCGCTTTGCAGCGATTGCCGACGCGATGGCTCAGCAAAATGTTTCCGGTGCGCAGGCTCAGGACATCATGCGCGACCTCGGGGTCAGAAGCCAAAATCTTTCAAACCTAATCCGCCAAGGTGGTGACGCATTCCGCGAGCAGGCCGATGAGGTTGATCGTCTTGGGCTTCGCCTGTCCATGGTTGACGCTGCAAAGGTCGAAATGGCTAATGACGCCATGGGCATTTTTGGCGATGTGTTGACGGGCGTACAGGATCGATTAACAGTTACCGCAGCGCCGTATCTGACGGTTTTGGCCGATAAATTTAGAGAGGCTGCGGTCGAGTCAGAGGGATTTAAGGCGCAATCGCAGGGGGCTATTGACACGGTAATCAAAGGTTTTGGCTATGCTGCTGATGTTGCTCATGGGTTGCACGTAGCTGTAAAAGGTCTTGAGGTTGTAATGGCTGGCTTTAATGCAGCGGCGGTTAGCGCATTTGAGGCGGTTTTAAGTGCTGGAACACAAATGTTTGACGGTCTGCTATACGTTGGCAACCGGGTTATTGCCGCAATAAATCAGCAGTGGGGCACTGATCTCCAATTTGCCGACTATGTTAGCGATTCCGCTTTTATGAATGGAATGCACAACCTTGGAAACCAGTCGCGCGAGATTTTGAGCGCAACAAGGGATGAGTTATCCGCGCTAGCAATGCAAGAAATGCCGAGCGAAAAGGTAAAACAGTACCTTGATGAGGTTGCTGCAGCGTCAACAGCAGCGGCAGCAAAGGTTGTCAGTGCGCGCAATGGCATGACGGGCGCGGCAGGCGGCGGCGGGTCGCAAGTTGACACTGGCAACAAGGGGCAGCAAGACCAGTACGCAAAGGACATGGAAGCGTGGATCGCAAACCAGAATGCGCAAGTTGAGGCGCTCAAAAACCGCTATATGACCGAAGAACAGCTTGAGTTAGAGCACCGCGAAACAATGAACATCATCGGCAGCGAATTTGATGCAGCAAAATTTGAGTCAGAAGAGCAATGGCGCAGCATAAGAGAGCAAGCTGAAGCTGAGCACCTGGCGAGAATGACACAATTAAATAAAAGTGCTTATGATGGGATTCAGGGGTTAATTGCGAGCCGCTGGGGTGGTGCTGTGGCGTCAACCGCTGGAGCCATGAAGTCAATACTTGGCACAATGGCTACGCAATCGCGCAAGGCCTTTGAAATATCGAAAGCGTGGGCGGCAACTGATGCTTTAATATCAACATTTCAGGGTATCGCAAAGGGTGTTGCGCTCGGGTTCCCGGCTGGCATCCCTGCAGTGGCTTGGGCTGCGGCAAACGGCTTTGCTCAAGTGTCGGCAATTAAAAACCAGTCGTTCGGGGGTGCAGGTGGTGCAGCAGCAAGCGGCAACGGGTCGCCAGCCACTGCGCCAAATCCAATAGGCGTAGGCGGATCAACTGGCAGCGGCGGGGCTGGAGAACGTTTGCGTCATCCCACGAACTGACGATCCCGAGCGCAGGATCAACCGTATGTGGGAGATGTTCCCAAACATCTGGTTCAATGAGACGACAACTCAGGAATTGCTCATCTCATTGGACGCCTACCACCGCAAGGAAGAGAAAACATCAGCCTCTATCACCAGCGTCATCGTTCACGATTGGTCGTCACACGATGCGGATGCGTTCGGATACATTGCCGAGGCCGAACTGGCCGGACTAATCACGAAAAACCTGCCAAGATTGGCCGCAGGTCGACATAATGTGACGGTTTCTCGCGGCGTCAGGATCGCAAATGACCCATTCGATTCCCCAGAAACACGCAAATTCAGCAAGATCCGAGTCCGAGGATTAACCAAATGAGTCCAGCCGAACAAGCTGCCAAGGTTTACGAGTCCGGCCACGTCGATGGCACGTTTCGAGGGGATCTCGAGCACTACCTGACGCATCACCACGTCTATTCCTCGCCACGATCGTTCATCATGTGGCACACGGAGCCTGAATCCATCGTGATTTACCTAGCATCCGGCGACTTCACAGAGTTCTTTACATTACCGCACATTCCGGCTAAGTGGGTGCAGTTCCACCGCAGAGGCAAGCCGAAGCGATACTCATACGAACGAATCAAACACC